AACAAAATTGAATACGGCCTCTTCGCCTACTGCTAGAATCTCTCCTAGCGTTTCCTCTCCCGTAATATTTTTTAGCTTGCCAGAGGCATCACTCAAGACCTCGGAGAATTCGTTAGCCTTCTTTAATTTTACAAGTCTTGCCGCCTGGCGTCTTAGGTTCGAAGGCTCTACCGCCGTGACAGTAAGCGCCCGGAGATACTTTAATTCGTCTTGACTACTAAAAAAATCTGAGAGACCAAGAATTCCAGCAGCCGACATGATTGAAGGTATGTCTGCCTTGCTACCAGGCTCACATAAGACCTTCTCAAGACAACGATAATAAATACAATTAGATGAACAGACAAAGCAGTCTGCACTTAAAACATCAGAAACTTCAACCCACGCGTCATGTCCGCCCCGAAGCAGTCCGGCAAGAACAGCCCTTTCTGAAGATGGATCACTATTCATCCACGCCCACCCTTTCCTCTCAAGCAGGACGGGCACACAACTCCAGAGTCCATCCCTTGCCGTAGCGAAGCGATGGCGGGCGTAATCATGTGCGCCTTATTACATTTTGGACAAAAAACCTGCACGGGTTCACGATTAGATGCGGGACGACGACCGGCTGGTTTAGCCCCCTTCAACCACTTCTTATCTGCCTGTATGTGCTGCTTCTCTAGTGTTTTATCGTCGACAAAACGATTTGAGGAAGTGGGACGGTCTTTTTCCGGCTTCTCCTTAGCCTTAACCTTTCTTGTCTTAGCATCGCCATCTGATGAGTCGGTTGCTGACAGAGACGCAAGTTTTGCTGCGACCTCAGCCACCCCCACCCAATCTCCAGCGGCCATAAAAGTAGCCATCTTACCAATAAGTTCCTGACTCACGATCTCCTCCTCCGTGTAGCAGCCAAAGAAGAAAACATATCTGCGCACTTTTCAAGCCTTAGAGGTAGGTACTCTATCCTATCCATCTGGCAAGATAGGGTTACTTCGTGCCTCTTCATCTTCGTGGCGAAATCATCCTCAGATATGGCCAGGCACATGCGTTCATCCGGAGAGTTGTACCTGTAACTCGACAGTCTCCCCGAGACGTTTTTCATGATCGCCTCTCCGCAGTACCTAATCTGAGCCTTAAGCTTGTTTATATGCTTCGAGACATGGAAAGACAAGGAAACGAGTAGAACGGCGGCCTCTCCACATTCATCAGCAGAGAGCATGCGAAGTTCGTCCTGCGTAACGGATAGATACTTCATCGCGCCGCTGCCGTCAATAGGGAAAATGGAGCGCTCAAAGTCATCAAGGGCGCTTTGCACCGCAACAATCACGTCTGGAATATCTTCTGCCATTGATCGTCTCCACCATCAAAAGGTAACTCAATCAAGCGTATATCATTGATCTCACACCACTTCTTCTTCTTGTCGTCGCGTTCTTTCGCAAGAAGAAAGCCCATCATGGTGCCATGAAAATGCGCGATGAACTTATAGTGCTGTTCCCCGTGAGCTTCAACTGCCAATTGTCTCAGGGGTAAATAAAAATCAATCCTTAGGCCATTCGAGCCGGGAAGACCAACCTCTTCCATAATTCTATCGACAGGATAAATAGTTCGGAGAAAATCTCGAACTCTCGCGTGTAGGCCAGATCGTTTTGGTCCCCCTGGACCCGAATGGCTACGTCCAGCAAAAGACCATGAATAAGTTTTACCATTCAAGCCAATGACTTTCACGGATTGATCATCCTCGAAATTTCTTTCTCTAGGACCTCGATCCAGAGTGGATTCTCCTGGAGGAGCTTGTAAAGCTTCTCTGCCCCCTGAGTCTTTGTCTTTTTGACAGCCTCGTCGCCCCACTTCTCTAATCCAAGAAGATTGACATGTCTCTCCATATAATCCAAGGACATCCATGCTCCAGCCTTACCCACCAACCCAAGCTGGACCCCCAAGTTAATGGCTTCAAACACCCTGTCTACGCCGACACCATACCGAATATATGAATCCACTTCCATGCCTGGTGGCCCAAGAGCACAGGATTCGATAAGCCAATGAACTTGCTGGCCGATTTGCTTTTCACTTCCAGATACTCCGACCTTCCATGGGCGGTCGTATTTCACTCGCATTTGAACGTCTGCCTGGTATTGAAGTGTTCTTGATCCTTTCTCGACATACCCACCGTAACCAGTTTGAGATTGCGTCAGATGCATGATTGCCCAAACAATACAGTTTCGCACAGGAACGATGTTTGCCGCCTGCCTACAAAAACCAGCAAAAATTTTATTGCCGGCCCCTCTATTCTCATAGCCGACACCCTCATCCATTTCTTTTTCGTCACACAGCGCAGAAACTGAGTCGATAATCACCAAGCACCCTGGGTGAGTATTGATGGCCTGCATGGCAAGAGTCAGGTAATCTTTTGCAGAGAGAATTTTTTCTGCGGTAGATCTGATGATCGTCATCTTATCAAAGTCGAGACCTATTGTCCCACGAAGATTCATCTCCTTGAGGCGCCCCTCGACGTTCAGGTAATAAACATGCCGCCCGCCATACTCAGGCTTTTGGCATTGGGCGGCAAATGAAAGCGCAGTAGATGTGTTGTGCGTAACAATGAAATTGTCCGTCAGATATAGGCCGTCACTATTTGAAACTTTGATGCAAACGGAACGCTCGTCACGCACATATTCAACAGCAACAATCCTGCGTCGCAATGGATTATTTCTTTTTCTTACGCACCTATTTCTTTTCCTATCTACTCGAAAAAGAACGCTAGCGTCTGGCATACGAACACAGCATCTATAACCACGGAATATCTTGCCATTTAATTCTCGTCTATTTACACGGACAGAACAGAGTCCTCCCAGGGATAGAACCAGCCATCGTACATCTTCAGCCAGCCTCCTAGACGCCGTACTAAATTCACAATCGCCTTTCTTATTTGCCGTCCCATCCGTATCCATCAGTCCTTGCAAGATTGCCAGCCTGATAGGCGCAGAGTTCACCATATAAACTTCTGGGACGCACTTAGTGTGGGAGTTCCTTCCCATTAGACCGAGTTCGGAAAGTGCTTCTCTAAGCTTTCTGCTTCCTGTTATTCTGTAGCTGTAAGGATTCTTGTTTGCTTGGACTTCACAATTACCCTTATTGCCAATTACTACGGCTAATTCCTTATCCATGGTGGTAAAAGACATGCAGTTACTGACCATCGAACCATTACCTAGTAGAAGGCCTACTACATAGGGATCCGCAGGCACTTTTCGCTCGTCGAAATAAACAGGCGAAGGAACTTGAACCGTCCAACGTGGGCGCCTCCCCCAGCGGGCATTTTTCTCCCCAAAGAAAAGATCATTCTTGATGTCGTCTAGCTTAGCTACCTTCACCTTCTTGGTCCTAGCGCAACTAACTTGCCAGAGGTGATCTATTCCGCACTCAGCATAATCGCCAGAATCGAAAAAGACTCGGTATACCTGCTTAACGCCCTGGGGAAAAATACCGACAACTTTAGTCGTACCCTCGGGATGACAAATCTCGTCGCCTATCGAAAGTTCACCGATCTTAACTGGACCTGACGGCGTATAAACCGTCGCAGATACTGGCTGCTCTTTACCACTTTTTGGTTGTCCAGAGCATGTGACCCATGTTCCTTCTGGGATACCACCATGTAGAGCGACATTTAACGCTGGGGCCAGGGGGATGACTTGTTTCCTTTCCTCGGCAAGACCCATCACATCTCGCGCAGAAATAACAACTCCGTCACCATACTTTTTTATCATTTCTTTTGTGAGATCAGAATCAGCTTTTTTAGCCACGCTCAAGCTCCTCTAGTTTGGAACGCATAGATCTAGAACAGGAAAATGTAGGCCTAGGAATAGAGGCTTCTGGCAAATTTGCGGGATCGGGCGTCGACAATGGAATTGTGGCAGAGGCTAATGATGCCATTTCTGCGTCGTACTTAGACTGCTCTCTCTCTAGAGCGTCCTTAAGAAATGGCGCACCAAACGAATATGCCTTGCGACCATCCTGAGAACGGATAGCTCTAGATATGACTGTCGGGTGATATTGCTGTAGTAGCTTTAGAGCCAGCCTAAGCTGAAGAAGAAATATCTTTTTCCATCTGTCTAGATCCCAGAACTTGGCAGGCAAAGAAGTTTTTTCCTTCAGCGCCTGCCTCTCACACATATACTCAGCAAGAATTTGTTGCGGAGCTACCCACCCACCACCGTAACGACTTTCGTACCGACTATTCTCCGTCTCTTTCCTGGCCATCATCATCCCCCAGCACCTCAGAGGATTGACTATAGGAGCGAGGCTTAACCGTTATCAAGTAGTCGCCAACAGACTCTTTGTCGTCAGGATCCCTGATGTCTCCATTGACGACCGTCATCTCAGGAACAATGACGGCTTTAACGTGTACCTTGCCGTTAGACAGGTGTCCAAGGAAAAACAGCGAGAAAGCGCGAGAATCGCCAGAAAGAGACGCCGCAGCACCAGCGCGAAAGAAATATCCTTCCGCGTCATCGGGGCAAGGGGAGAGGGAGGAAGAACGAAATCGTATTTCTATAGACTTAACAGTCAAAGAGCAGTCTGAGCAAAACTCCGCCAGCTCAAGCCAGCATGCCGAGTCGCCATCGCACACGACATATTGTCCGTCCGAAAGTCTTACCAGCAAATAAGTTAAGTCAAATGGCGCCTTTGACAAAACTTCTGAAAGAGTACCTAGAACAATCATTCAGAACCCCTAAAAATA